ACCTAACCATATATCCGCAGACCATTGCAAGTGCTGAAGCATTTGGTTCACATAAATTAAACCTAACCATATATCCGCAGACCATTGCAAGTGCTGAAGCATTTGGTAACCATCAGTTAAATTTAAAAATTCAACCTATTGGCATAACATCACAACAAGTTATAGGTTCTCATCAATTAAATTATCTAGAATCACCAAATACGATTCCTTCAGCCGAAGCATTTGGTAACCATCAGTTAAATTTAAATATTATATTATATGATTTACCATCCCAAGAGGCATTTGGTTCACATAAATTAAACCTAACCATATATCCACAGACCATTGCAAGTGCTGAAGCATTTGGTTCACATAAATTAAACCTGACCATATATCCAATATCTATTAATTCCGAAGAACTCGTGAATTCACCATTAATTGATGTAGGGCAAACTTTAATTTTACCTGTTGGCATAACATCACAACAAGTTATAGGTTCTCATCAATTAAATTATCTAGAATCACCAAATACGATTCCTTCAGCCGAAGCATTTGGTAACCATCAGTTAAATTTAATCTTATATGCGAATACGATTCCTTCAGCCGAAGCATTTGGTTCACCAAATATAAATTTACTAATAAATGTCAATAGCATAGGAAATGGCGAAACTTTTGGAAATCATATAGTAAATGTTGAAGATGTTTTTATATACCCATCATCAATTAATAGTCAAAATTTTATAGGAAGCCATAGAGTAAATCAGGTTATCAGTAATGTAACAATTACATCAACTGAAGCATTTGGTTCACATGAAGTTAATTTAGATGTGTCCTTTATTGGTATACCATCTCAAGAAAACATTCCTGCTCATGTGGTTATTCCTGGTGAAGTTTATATTTTACCAATTCAAATAACATCAAATGAAAATTTTGGTATTCATCAAATTTCAAAAATAATTAGACCAAATAGCATAAACTCAGGCGAAGCATTTGGGGTACCATTATTAGATGATCTTGGTCAGTGTGTACGACCACCAACATTAGGTGAACTGGGTGTTATAGGATTACATAAAATAAATTTAAGGATCCGACCTGCTAGTATAAATTCAAGCGAAAGTTTGAATATGCCTAGTATTATGCGTGGTTCAGTAAATATAAATCCATTGGCGATTTATGATGGTTTTGTATCCAATGGTCATATTATAAACTCAATTTATATAATATACACAAATGCGGTAGCAACCCAAGAATCAATACCGGCTCATGTAATTGTAAGTGGAACAGTTGCAATATATCCACAAAGTATTAATAGTTTAGGGAATATACCAAATACTCATAAAATTAGACAAAGGATATATCCAATATCAATAACCTCGGGTGAAATTTTTGGCTTTCATACAATTGCACCAAAATATAAAATTAATGTTAATGGTTTTAATGATTTCACTATTTTTGGGACTCATACAATAGTAACTGGCCAGGTTAATATCAACCCAATATCAATACAGCCGGGTAATGTAGGGTTGCATAAAATTAATCAACAAATTAAGCCATCTTCAATATCATCGGAAGAATTTATTGGCACACATTTTGTTGTCGCTGGTAATAAAAATATACTGCCAATTTCTATAAACTCAAATTTAGTGTTTGGTTTACACACATTATATCAAGAAAGGTTTATTTTACCAATAAGTATACCATCCAATGAAATCATCGGAACACATACAATTAATCCAGGAAATTATTATATTTTCCCGGATGGTATAGAATCACAAGAAACCTTCTTTGATGAAGAATATAATAATACTGGAATTCCATCAGAAGAAACTTTTGGTATTCATACAATAGTCCCAGGGGTTTATTATATTTTTCCAAATAGTATTGAATCCGAGGAATCATTTTTTGTAGATGAAGATGAGTTTATTGCAGATGGAATTCCATCGGAAGAGACCTTTGGTATACCAAATATAATACTCATAAACAAACACTACATATTCCCAATAGGAATAACATCAACTGAACAAATAGGAATTCATTGGATAGTTAATCATGGTAATGCACCTAGATATACTATAACAGTTTCCAAAAGAAATTACAGATTTATAATTTATAAATATAGAAAGTAGATTTCATAAATAAAAATGAAAATAATTATTCTAAGTAATAGGAGTTTAAAAAATGGCAAATGCACTTTATGACTTTGGTCGACAAGCCTTTCTTGATGGTGATATTGATTGGACAAATGATAACATTAAAGTTACTTTAGTTGATGCGGCTGATTATACAGTAAACTTGGCAACCCATCAATTTTATAGTTCAGTTACTTTGGCTGGCAGGGTTGCAACCTCTGGCAATTTAACATCAAAAACCTCAGTTGCCGGTGTTGCTGATGCCGCCGATGTTACATTTACTGCTGTTACTGGAGACCCTTCAGAAGCACTGGTTATATGGCAAGATACTGGAACAGAAGCAACATCTAGGCTTATTGCATATATTGATGTCGCAACTGGATTACCAGTCACACCGAATGGTGGAGATATAACCGTCGTTTGGGATAACGGCGCTAATAAAATTTTTAAATTATAATATTAGTTTTATTTAATTTTAATAGGGTAGTCATTATTTGGCTACCCTTTTTTTATTTTATTGGTGCTTATTCATTATAAATATTTCCATATACCACAATATATTAAAGGCTATATGGCAATCGATAGGCGCATTTCATTCAGCAAACAACCATACGAAGAATTTGATATTGACATCGACTTCGCCAATGCCTCACCATTATCCTCATTAAATCTAATATCGGCCACGGCTACAGCAATTAAATTTCCTAGAAAAATCCCAAACGATAAAACAAATGCAACTAGTGAAATTTTATTATCACCAAACGGTGTTGTGTTGGGCGATGCTGATGATTGTGGGTGTGGACAAATTGTTCGTTTTAGAATATATGGTGGTTTATCTGGTTATGATTATCAAATCACTATAAAGGCGGTATTTGATGACAATTCTAAACTGGAAGAGGAAATATTTTTAAGAATCCGAGAAGAATAACCATAAAATATTTAAATTATAAATATAAAAGAAATAAACTCTAAAATCTATTATCAGGAGATATTTGATGACTATTAGCGAAAATCTGAGAAAGCTATTAAGTGAAATGGCAGATGAAGATCTACCAACAACCGATCTGGGCTATGAAGAAGAAATTCCAGAATCAGAAGATCTTGAAAAAAAGAAAGAAGATGAAGAAAGTGTTAGTGAAGAATTCAGTGATTCTGAATACGATGAATTACTACCAACTGACGATTTAGGTTATGCCGAAGAAGTTCCAGATGAAGAGCTAGAAGCACTCGTCGGTGACGAAGAAATTCGTCCTGAAGGTGACCAATTTGATATTGGTGATCAATCTTCGGAATTGCCAGATAATTGGATGCCAGAATCCGAAGATATTGAAAATGAATTAGAAGAAGAGGATGAAGAAGATTTGGAAAAAATGGTAGATGAGGCTATTCTTTCTTTTAGGCGTAATAAAAAACTTGCCACTATAAAAGAAGAAGAGGAAATTGATAGCGAAAAAGAAGAAGAAGATAAAAAAGAAGTAGCAGAAGAATCATCATGTGATGATTCTTCTAATTTAGAGGAAGAAGATGAATCCACTGAAGAAGATGAAGAAGATAAGGAAATGACTGAATCTTTGAATAAACTATTTAAAGGTCAAAAATTAACTGAAAACTTTAAGAAAAAAACTCAAACAATCTTTGAGGCTGCAATTACCGAAAAAATAAACAAAGAGCGCAAAGTATTGCGGGAAGCATATAAAGTTGCAACTAAAAGAAAAGTTAAGCAATTTGAAAATAAACTGATATCAAAAGTATCTGATTATTTGGATTATGCCATAACTGAATGGATTAAAGAAAATAAGGTTGCTATAACCGAATCTCTTGAGCACCAAATTTCGGAAGAATTTATGAGTAATCTTAAAAAATTATTCGAAAGGCATTATATTTCTGTACCAAAATCAAAGAAAAATTTGGTTTCTCATTTAGAGAAGAAAGTGAAATCACTAGAAGATAGGCTAAATGAACAAACTTTAAAGAATATTTCTTTGGCAAAGGGTACTAAAAAACTTTATAAAGCACTTGTTATTAAAGAGGCATCTGTTGGCTTAACAGAATCACAAAAGGCCAGACTTGAGGCATTAACAGAAAATGTTAATTTTACCAACAAAAAAGAATTAGTTGAAGCCGTGCAAACTATTAAGGAAACCTTTTTAGTACAGACTAAAACTAGTAATGCTAAAACCAATAAAAATATGACATCTAGTGGCATTTCATTAAACGAAAACACAAATGCCAATGAAGATTCTGACGTTAATGGTTATCTGGATGCATTAAGGAAAAGAAATTTATAAATAAAAATATTGGATAAGAATAAACATTTTAAGGAGTTAAAAAAATGATCCTAAGTAACCCAGCAAATATTCCTGCTCTGATGAAGAAATGGGATAGAGTGCTATCATTAAATGAATCAGGAGTATCTGCCGTAACAGATCGTTATAAGAAAATTGCAATGGCAGTTGTTCTTGAAAACCAAGCATTGGAAAACAAAAAAAGCTCAATGCAAGGCTATTCTAGCCCTGGAGCATTGAACGAAGCGGTTCCAAATAACAGCACTGGTGGATTTCCAAATGCTAACCCAAATCTAAAAGGATACGATCCTGTATTGATTTCACTAGTTCGACGTGTTATGCCAAAATTGATGGCATTTGACGTTGCAGGTGTTCAACCAATGAATGCACCTACTGGTTTAATCTTTGCAATGAAAAGCAAGTATACCACACAAGGTGGCGTAGAAGCCCTCCATAACGAGGCCGATACTGATTTCTCTGGAACTGGAGCACATCTAGATCCACTAGATCCAATCACTTTAACTATGGGTGGTGTTGGTACTGGATTAACAACCGCTGCTGGTGAAGATGATATCATTCCTCAAATGGCATTCAGTATTGATAAAATAACAGTTGAAGCAAAAACCAGAGCACTAAAAGCAGAATATACCGTTGAACTTGCTGATGATCTTCGTGCAGTTCATGGATTGGACGCTGAAAGTGAATTGGCTAATATCCTATCATCTGAAATTCTTGCTGAAATTAACCGAGAATTTATTCGAACAATATATGTATCTGCTGTACCTGGTGCAACTTATGCAACACTTCCTGGAACAATTGATCTAGACAACGACACAGATGGAAGATGGTTAGTTGAGAAGTTCAAAGGTTTAATGTTCCTTCTTGAAAAAGAAGCAAACACAATCGCAAAAAGAACTCGGCGTGGTCGTGGTAACTGGATTGTTTGTACTTCAGATGTTGCATCTGCCCTTTCAAGTGCAGGTCTACTTGATACCGGAACAAATCTAAAAGATAACCTAAACGTTGATGATACTGGTGAAACTTTTGTTGGTGTTCTTAACAATCGTTTCAAAGTTTATATTGATCCATATGTTGTAAATTCTAACTTCTTGACAGTTGGATTTAAAGGATCAACTCCATATGATGCTGGATTGTTCTACTGTCCGTACGTGCCCCTACAAATGATGAGGGCAGTTGGTCAGGATAATTTCCAACCAAAAATTGCATTTAAGACTCGTTATGGGATTGTGGCACATCCTTATAGTAATTTTGCTGGAAACAGCAATGGTGCTATCGTTGCCAACACCAACGAATATTTCCGCAAAATGGCAATTACTTCACTGTAATTGATAAATTTTAATATTATGTTAAAATTAAAGGGAGCCTTCGGGTTCCCTTTTTTTATACTTTGTCATAAATAACCATATATTAAAATTAACAAAATCGTATATGGCAGTAAAATCAATTTCCACTAGAAACTTCCAAAATGGTCTCACCTTTTCAATGCAAATTGTTAGGCTAGTAGAATCATCTTTCTTTATAACCAAAGCAAGCATACCACAGATATCAAGCGAATCGCCTATACAGGAAACACTATTCAACCCTATACCTTTACCGGGCACCCAAGTAAATTATTCGGAATTGGAATTAACATTTTTGGTGCAAGAAGGACTACGAAACTGGTATGACATATTCATATGGATCAATGGTTTAAATTTTCCACAATCATTTAGTCAATATAGAAAAATTAAAGATGCTAGGGATGTTGCCCTTGATGGTCAACCATATCCTCCTATATTTTCATCAAATCAAGGAAATTTATATTCAGATATACATTTAAACATATACAGTAGTCAGGGTAATCCATTATTACAATATACATTCATCGATGCATTTCCGGTGACATTATCTGGTATAGAATTAAGCGCAACGGATGAAACGACCACCATATTAACATCATCAACCACATTTAAATATAGTTATTTTGTAGTATCTGATGAATTTTAAGTTGATTTGAATCAACACCAAAACTCTTAATGTTTAATCAAATCAACATTAAATTGATATTGACTAAAGCATTAAATTATGTTATGATTTACATATGCAATTAGAAGAAATAGAAAAATTATGGGCCCTAGATTGTAAAATTGATCGTACAGATCTAGCTACAGAAAGCCTTAAAATACCCGAAATACATAATAAGTATTTTAAAATATATTCTAGGGAAAGGCTTTTATTAAAAAATATGTTAGCCGAACATGCCATTTTACAAAAACAAAAATGGGAATATTATAATGGAAAATTAGACTTTTCGGAATTAAAGGAACTCGGTTGGGATGTTTTTGATCGTAAAGTACTAAAATCGGATACAGATTTATATATTCAATCAGACAAGGACATTATAGAATCTAATTTATCAATTTCATATCAAAAAGAAAAGGTTGAATATTTGGAACAAATTCTAGAAGGATTAAAATCTAGAACCTGGAATATACGAAACGCCATAGAATTTATAAAATTCACTAACGGAATTTAAATAATTTTCCACCATAAATATTGGTACAATATTTATTGGTAATGCAAGTGGAAAAAATAGTTATTAAAAAGATTGATGAAGTTTTTTTCAAAATTCACACAGAAAATTATATTAAATGTGAATTGGTGGATTATTTTAAGTTTCGCCCAGATGGCTTTCAGTTTGTTCCTGCATATAAACATAAATTATGGGACGGTTACATCAAATTGTTCAATGGTGTATCAAACACTCTACCTATAGGATTATTAAGTTACCTTGAGGAATTTGCTAAAGATAGAGATTATGCCATAGAATATGATTTTCCAATAAAAAAGGAAAACGAATTTGATGAATTTTATACATCATTAAATCTACCATTTGAGTTAAGAGATTACCAAAAGAAAGGAATCGAACATAGTATAAATTCCGAAAGAACGTTATTATTGTCACCCACTGGTTCAGGTAAGAGTGTATCCATATATTCAATCACAAGATGGTTTAACCAAAAAACACTAATTATTGTTCCAACTCTTTCCTTAATTCAACAAATGAAATCAGACTTTAGGGATTATAGTGTTAATAACGAATATGATGTGGATAAAGAAATTCATTTGGTATATGGTGGGCAAGATAAAAATGTGAACAAAAATGTAATTATTGGAACTTGGCAATCTTTATATAAACTACCAGATTCTTGGTTTAATGATTTTAAAGTGGTAATATGCGATGAAGCACATTTGGCAAAAAGTGACTCAATAGTTAAAATTTTAAAGAAATTATCTAATTGCCCAATTAGGATAGGAACAACAGGCACTTTAGATGGTACCAAAGTTAATCAATTAACATTAGAAGGATATATCGGACCTGTATATAATGTAACAACAACAAAAGAATTGATCAATCAAAATTATCTATCCGAATTAACTATTGAGTGTATATGTTTACGATATTCGGAACTTATGTGTAAAGATTTTTATGATAAATGTTCTGTTTATGGTGTAGATGGAAGAAAAACAAAATCATTGGACTATAAGAAGGAAATTAAATATATACTCTCAATTGAAAAGCGGTATCAATTTATAGTCAACTTAATAGATACAATAAAAAACAATACATTGGTGTTATTTGAATATGTTGATGATCATGGTAAAATCTTATTTGAAATTATTCAAAAGTCAATTCCTAATCGGAATATATACTTTATATATGGAAATACACCGGCCGATGAACGTGAAGAAATTAGAAAATTAATAGAACAAGATAAAACCGCAATAGTGGTTGCATCTGTAAAAGTGTTTTCCACTGGTGTAAATATTAGGAATCTTGATTCTGTAATATTTGTGTCACCAAGTAAATCAAGAATACGAACCTTACAATCAATAGGGAGAGTATTGAGAATTGGTGATCATTCAAATAAAGCCACATTATATGATATTGTTGACGATTTATCATTAAAAAGTAAAAAAAATTATGCCCTGAAACATTTTATTGATCGTGCTAAGATATATGATGGGGAGAAATTTAATTACAATATTCATATGGTTAAGATTTAACAAATGCCAGGTCAATTACCACCAAATAATAGAAAACGAAGCATAAAGGTTTTTAAACTCATATCAAATGAGGATATCATTGGATATCAATTTAATGAAGATGAAAAAAGACTATTGAATGTTATGGATCGTACTATTGAATTGATTGTTGCACCAAGACAATTAACAACCGAATCCACAGTAGATGGTATTTTTATGATAATGAAAGATTGGGCACCATATTCTAAAGATAGATTTATTGTTATCAATAAAGATAAAATTATAGCCACATTCAATCCAACTGATGAATATTTGAATCATTATTTGACAAATTGTTATGATGCTGAATATTATATTAGTGATTATTACCATAAAAAATTGTTTATGGATCTATATAAATTTGACCAAAATGATAATTTTCAATAATTTTTTAACTTTTTTTAACTTTTTTTAAAAAAGGGGCTTGACAGATTAAAAAAAATAAGTTTATATATGGCTATTCCTCCTGTATTACTCCGTGTACTTTGTACACTCCGTAAACACATTATGTTACCTAATTAAATTCGCTTCGCTCATAAGCTCCTTTTAGTCGCTTGTCCTTATGTTTATTCCATTTGTTGTTCCTATTATGTACCACTAGTGTTGCGTCGGGGAAAGATCTATAAAGAATTTTTAAAAAGAATCACCTGATACACTTGACAATCCTAATAATATCCAATAATATTAAGAATATGTCTAGTTATTAGAATTAAGGGTATGATGTGAAACCTATTAAAAAGAAAAAAGTTCCAAGAAAGGATATAGAACATTATGTCGATAATGGTAAATTTTTGGAGATAATGAAAGAATTTGTTCAATCTAGGCAACCGATTATACAAAGAATAAAATCAGGAGAAATGCACCTGGTTTCCGAATTACCAAAAATACCAGATGAGATTGGTTTAATAATATACAATATTGCGAACAAATTGAGTAATAGCCCAAAATTTTCAAATTATCCATTTAAAGATGAAATGATTAGTGATGGCATAGAAAATTGTTTACAGTATATTGATAATTTTAATCCAGATAAATCAAATAATCCATTTGCATATTTTACCCAGATCATATATTGGGCATTTGTCAGACGCATTAAAAAGGAAAAACAATATCTGTATGTTAAATACAAATCAATTGAAAATTGTTTGGTTGAAAGTGAAGTATCTGATGATCCGGACATTCAAAGTACAGTTAATCAATATGGTAGTGAGTATGCGGATTTGAACATGAGAAATTACATTGAACAATTCGAATCAACATTTAAAAAATCTCCAAAATCAAAGAATGGTAAAAGTTTGTTAGATTAACATGAAAGTTGGAATTATAGCAGATCAACATATTGGAATTAGAAACGATTCTCAAATATTTTCTAAGTATTGCATAGATTTTTTTAAGAATGAGTTTATTCCTAACATGAAGGCCCAGGGAATTACCAATATATTCCATTTGGGTGATGTTTTTGATAGAAGAAAGTACATAAATTTTAAAACTTTGAATGATTGGCGTGAGGGTTTTTTCGATGTATTGTTAGAGAATAATTTGACTATGCACATTATAGTTGGTAACCATGATGTATATTATAAGAATTCAAATTATGTAAACAGTATGCAATTACTTTCCTCATATGAAAATTTATTGGTATATGAGAATCCAACAACACTTTCGATTAATGGATATAAAGTATTTTTATCTCCTTGGATTCCACAGGGGTTGGAATTGGAAAATATTGATGCCATCAATCAAACCAATGCAGAAATTTGTTTTGGTCATTTTGAACTTACTGGTTTTGATATGTTTGCTGGTCATGAAAGTTCTCATGGTTTAAGCCCTAGCCTATTAAATAAATTTGACATTGTGTTATCCGGGCATTATCACCATAGATCAACTAAAGGTAATATTACCTATGTTGGTTCCCCATATGGTATGACCTGGTCTGATTATGGTGATGCTCGTGGATATCATATTTTTGATTTTACGGATAGAAGTTTACAATTTTTTGAAAATAGTAAAAGTCTATTCATGAAATGTCATTATAATGAACACATATCTTCGATTGATGATATTAATTCACATGATTTTTCAATATATACAGACAAATATGTTAAAGTTATTATAGAAAATAAATCCAATCCCTTCCTATTGGAAAAATATTTGGAGAACATTTATTCTTCTTCTCCTTCTGATGTTTCGATTATTGATAATATTTTTGAAAAAAGTAATGAAAATATTATGGTTGATATATCAAAAGACACAAGGAGTTTACTTGTTGATTATGTGAGAGAACTACAAGTACACAATGAATCTGATATAATCTCCTTTTTAACACAATTATATGATGAAGCCATAAACTTAAAATTGGAAGGGGATTCATGATTAAGTTTACTAAAATTTTTTGGAAGAATTTATTAAGTACAGGCAACCGGGGAATTGAAATCCAGTTAGATAGGACTAATACCACAATTTTGTTTGGTGCATCTGGTTCCGGTAAATCAACATTATTGGATGCAATAACGTTTTGTTTATTTAATAAACCATTTAGGAATATCAATAAGCCAAAATTAGTAAATGCTATTAATGAATCTGATTGTTTAGTTATAGTTGAATTTGAGGTAAACAATAAATCATATAGAATCGTTAGGGGCATTAAGCCAAATATATTTCAGATTTTTGAAAATAATACACTATTAAACCAAGATTCCTCGAATCGTGATTATCAGTTAATATTAGAACAACAAATTCTTAAAATTAACTATAGGACATTTTTACAAGTGGTGATGCTTGGTGCTGCAAATTTCACACCATTCATGCAATTGAAGCCTTCGGATAGGAGGGCCATTATAGAGGATTTATTGGATATTCAAATATTTTCTACAATGAATAATCTACTAAAAGAAAAATCAAGTATATGTAAACAATCTATGCATGATTTGGAGATAAAATTATTATCTGTAGATCAAAAAATGCAAATGGTAAAGAATCATATACATTCTTTGGAAAATATCAGAGATATGAGAATTGATGAGGTTCAGACTAATATTGAATCTGATAGTCAAATATTAAAATCCTTATATGATGATTTGAGGGGATTGGAACAGAAAAAATCAGAAATGATAACCAAAAATTTAGCATCATTGGAATCTAGTATATTAAAATTCAACAATCTAAAGGGTTCTTTGGAGTCAGATAGAACACGCATTATGAATGATATCCATTTTATTCAAAGTAATTCAAATTGCCCAACATGTAAACAAGAAATTAATGATAATATTAGAAACGCTGAAATATTAAAAAAGACTGAAATATTAGAAGAAATAGATAAAGGAATTGATGTTGCGGTTGAGACTATAAAAAAATATGCAAAACTCAAATCAGAAACGATAGAAGTTAAAGAGCAAGTAAATGTTATTGACTTGCATATTAAGGAATTAATGACTTCAATAAAGTTTTATGAAAATTCAATAACAAACAGACAGGATGAATTGTTAAAATTGAAATCGGCTGATATTGAGATGCAAAATTATAGAAATGAATTGAATGGATATATTGAAGAAATTTCAAAGTTTCAAGAACAGAAAGTAAAATTGTCCAAAGAACAACAGGTGATAGAATATTCTTCATTAATATTAAAAGATTCTGGTGTAAAATCTAAAATATTACAAGAATATATACCTTATATCAACCAATACGTTAATGTGTTTTTAAATTCCATGTCCTTTTTTGTCTCATTTAAATTGGATGAAAACTTTGAAGAACAAATAAAATCCAAAGGCCGAGACTTTTTTAATTACGAGAATTTTTCAGAAGGCGAACGACAGAGATTAGATTTGGCATTATTATTCACTTGGAGGTGTATAGCAAAAGCAAAAAATTCAGTAAATACCAATTTATTGATTATGGATGAAGTTCTTGATTCATATCTGGATACTTCAGCAACAGAAAATGTATTATCCATATTTAAAGAAGATTTGTTTAATGATACCAATATCATTGTTATAAGCCACAAAGAAAATATCATTGACAAATTTGATAGAGTGATCAAATATACTATAGAGAAGGGATTTAGCCATGCGGAGTTATAGAATGAAACAAAAAACAGATAATTCTACTTCAAATACAAAAGCAGATCATAATAATGATATTAGTGATTATTCTGGAGATGAAGTTGAAAAGAAACTTCAAAAGGGTATTTTAGTTAATGATTTTACTGAAAGTTCTGTTAAATCCTTTAAAGATGATTTTGATGAGTTTAATTTTTCAAAAGCATATCCTTATATACCAATTTATATTGATTCCTTTGGTGGGGAAATATATTCTCTATTGGCGATGTTAGATATTATAGAATCTGCACAAAAGCCTGTTGTAACAATTGCAATCGGAAAGGCAATGTCATGTGGTGCATGTTTATTAGTCCTAGGTGGAACAATTGGTTATAGATTTGCGACAAAGCATTCTACAATTATGCACCATACTGGTTCTGGAGTTTCATGGGGGAAATTACATGAACTTAAATCATATGCTGCTGAATTGGAGAGATTAGAACTACTAATTCTTAGTATGATGGATGAAAAATGTAATAAACCGTCGGGCTTTTTTGCCAACTATGCTAGAGATAAGGATCAAGCAGATATTTATTTTACAGCAAACGAGGCAAAAGAATTGGGGTTAATTGATATGGTGGGATATCCTTTGTTCATACCAAAAACCGAAATAGAAATGATGATACCACAAAACACCATGAATATTAAAAAACAAAAAGAAACAATAGCAATAAAACCAAAAAGAAAACCCACAAAACCAAAAAAGTAAAATATTATTATGAAAAATAAATGGTTCTATGAAAAAAATAATCATTTACTATGTGACGAAACTGTAAATTTAAAATTTGAAGAAGTTCTTGGTTTAACCAATGATGAATTTGAATCTTGGATTAAACATATGCGTAGTCGTGTATGTGAGGTATGGGATACAACAGGAACACCACCCACAGTTGGATATTCAGAGGATGAAATAATAGATCAATTTAATAAGTTGGAGTGTTTTCCTGTTCATGAATTCATAAGTAAAGATTTATTGACAAATAGTGAAGATGTAATTAGAAACACTAGCATCATAGGAAATGCAGTTAATTCATGGTTTCCAACCATGATGGCAACAAAGATTAATTATACAAGCGATGTCAATTCAGGTGTATCGATATATGATCACTTTAAAGATGATGCTTTGTTGGATAAAGTTATAAAATATGGAAGAAGGCACTTTAAGCGTGATTCATTTTATCATTATTCCCAACAAGTTAAAGCAGGTGATTCTACATTTAACATAAAATCAGATAATGCAATTAATTGGATTAAGGGTTTTGAATCTACTATTAGGTGTTATGGTAAATATGATTATTGGTTGGAGCCAATAGAATCGGATAAAGGTTACAGTGGCTATAATGATGAATTGAGATCCTCATCATTTTTACACCTAAGTTTAGATGAATTTGAATCTATCAAGGATTTAATTCCTGAATTGAGTAAATCTAATATTGAAATAAAGCCAGGAAACGCATATGCCATACGATTGTTTGATCGAAGTGTTAGAATTTTTCCATTAGGCTTTAAAGCCTTTAAAGTTTCTTGGTGCCAATATGCACACAATTATCCTGCATTAACTGCCAAATTTTTATATGAAAGGTATACCGAAGAATTTAAAAATGATGAAGAGGTTTATATTTGGGATCCTTCCTGTGGTTGGGGTGGTAGATTATTGGGCGCAATGTCAATAAGCCAGGATAGAAAGGTCCACTATATTGGTACAGATCCAAATACAGATCACAACACAACAAATGGTAGAACAAAATACCACGAATTGGCTGATTTTTATAATAAAAAGACAAAACGTGCCAAAGGTCTTTTAGATTCTATTATTAATACATATGAGATTCATCAATGTGGTTCAGAGGTTTTTCACAATACTGAGGCATTTAATAAATATAAGGGTAAAGTATCGGTTGCCTTTACTTCTCCTCCATATTTTGCAAAAGAAGCATATTCTCAAGATGAAACTCAAAGTTATAAAAAGTTTTCACAATATGAATCATGGAGAGATGAATTTTTACAACAAACCATTAAAAACGCATACGATATTTTAAGAATTGGTGGCTATCTTATATGGAATATAGCCGATGCTAAGTTTGGAAATTTAATTTTACCATTAGAGGGTGATTCTATAAAATTTGCATTAGAATGTGGATTTGATCATATCCACACATGGAAAATGTCCTTGGCGCAAATGCCAGGAGGTAACAGAGTTGACCCCGAAACTGGTCTACCAATGACTAAGAACTTTTGTAAAATCCATAATTCTACTGGAAAATCATATTTATGGTTAAAGTATGAACCTATATTTGTTTTTAGAAAAAAATAATCACAATAGATATTGACAGATTTTAATATTGTGATATTATTATTAAAGAGTTTAACTCTTGATTATTAAATGAAATTGGAGAAATTATGAATAGAAAGACTAAAACACAAAAAGAAACAATCCTAGGATTTTTAGCAACAGGGCGAAACCTATCAAGGGCCCGGGCAGAATCTTGGGGTGTGCAGAGATTATCTGCAAGAATATTTGAACTACGTGAACAGGGTTATACAATTTATACTAATAATGTTAAATTAAAAAAGACTGGTAAAGTTGTTAAGGCATATAGGTTATATAATCCAGATAATATGTTCAATTTGTAATAATATCTGAATATTGATGGATTTACTTGTGGTGGAACAATGTTCCACCACTTATTATTTAATGGAAATATTATGAAAATATCTCAAGATACAATAGCATTACTTAAAAATTTCAGTACAATTAATAATTCACTATTCGTTAAGGCTGGAAATAAATTATGGTCCGCATCATCAGATAAATCAATAATTGCATATGGTGAAATTGCGGAAACTTTTCCTGTAGATTTTGGTATATATGATTTAGGTAGATTTCTATCATTAATATCATTTTTCGATTCTCCTGAATTTAATTTTAAGGATGATTATGTAATTGTATCTTCAAGTAATAGTGAAACAAAATATCGTTTTGCCGATTCTGCTATCATTTCTCATAGAAATGATTTTAATAAAGTTGAATCTTATTTAAAAAATAAAGCCCATACATTTGAATATCCAGTTTCTTTTCAATTAAAAAATGTAGATTTACAAGATTTCTTAAAGAAAAGTTCAATCTTAAAATTGCCCGATATTGCAATCACCACCGATTCAACCCTTAATGTGATTTTAAAATCACATGATAAAAAGAATGATTTATCGGATAATCACATTCTTAAATTAGAAGAGACATCGACAACTAAATTTTCTGCATTTATTTCTGTAGAAAAAATCAAGATGATTGATGGGGATTATCAAGTTAAGATTTCCGAGAATGTCATCAACTTTATTAACACAAAACACAACATTGAATATTGGGTCGCACCTGATGCTGATAGTGAGTTAAATTAATGTATTGTATTATTATGGAGATATGTGATGACTTCTCAATTTTTATGGGTGGAGAAATATAGGCCACATAAAGTGTCCGATTGTGTTCTTTCTCCATCTATTAAAACCATTTTTGAAAATATTGTTAAACAAGGAAATATACCAAATTTGTTATTGACGGGTGGTCCTGGTATGGGGAAAACTACTGTCGCTAAAGCAATTTGTGATGAATTAGATTGTTCGTATATGGTTCTTAATAGTTCGGATGAACGTGGCATTGATGTTCTTAGGACTAAAATGAAAAATTATGCATCCTCTAAATCTTTAGATGGTAGTAGAAAGGTTCTTATATTAGATGAGGCGGATCACCTAACACCGGATGCCCAGGCAGCCATGAGGGGATTTATGGAGGATTTTTCTGTAAGTTGTTCCTTTATTCTTACTTGTAATTATCAAAATAAAATCATAGATGCCATACATTCTAGATGTTCTACTGTAAATTTTACTATATCAAAATCTGATGTTGATTATATTACTTTGGAAATTTATAAGAGAATAAGTTTTATACTGAATGCCGAAAATGTAAAATTTAAACCTGAAGTAATAGGCAATATCATTATAAATTATTTTCCTGATTTTAGAAAAACCATTAATGAACTGCAAAAATTTGCATCTAATTATGGTGAAATTGATGAAGGTATTCTTTCAACGTTTACAAATGCAGATCTTACTTCTTTATTTGCTTCAATGAAGGGGAAAAAATATGACAGTGTTAGGAACTGGGTTGTAGAAAATTCTGATGTGGATACGCAATTATTATATCGTAAAATCTATGATGGCATTAAATCTCACATTGAACCTGTTAGTTTTCCTGTTGCGGTTATTCATATTGCAGATTACCAGTATAAAAGTAATTTTTCAGTAGATCCAGAAATATGTTTACTTGCCTGTTTAACAGAATTAATGGTTAATTTAACTTGGAAATGATATGTCAAATGAACACACATTTACATTTCTAAACTCAATTCATGAGGGCAATACGGATTTAATTGAATCTGGGCAATTAACTGAACGAGATTATAATCCTTATTTTATCAATAGATTTTTATCTTCGAATTTGGATACGATATTATATGCCCAAGAAATGAATCAAAGATATCATATTAGTAATCATATGCAATATGACTATCTTAGGAATGTTGTCAGAAAACGAAGAAGAAAATGCTCTTGGGGGAAAAAGACAAAGATTGATAATATAGAGCACATAAAACTTTATTATAATTGCAGTACAAAAGATGCAGTAAGATATCTTGATATCTTGAACAAAGAACAAATAAATACTATAAAGGCGGCTTGTTCTGCTATTAAAAAATAATAAAATTTATGGCATTAAGATGAATAATATTATAGATAGTTTACTTGAAGTTGAATTAAAAAACGAGGATGATTTTTTAAAGGTTAAAGAAACTTTAACTAGAATAGGCATTTCATCTAAGTTAGATAAAAAATTATTCCAGAGTTGTCACATTTTACATAAACGAGGTAAATACTATATTTGCCATTTTAAGGAATTGTTTCTTTTAGATGGCAAAAAATCAAACATATCTGAACAAGATATAGCCAGAAGAAATGCCATTGCCTTTGCCCTAGAATCTTGGGGCCTCGTGAAGGTATTAAACCCAGAAAAATATAAAGATTCTGCAATGAGTATTAGGCAGATAAAAGTTTTATCACATAAAGAGAAAGGTGATTGGGAATTGATAACAAAATACAACATTGGACAAAAGAGGTAAATATGAATGAATATGATGAAAATGATATTGATGTTGAACAAATTGAATTGTCTATGGATGATATTAATGCTTCGTTCGGGGGAGGCAATTCAATAATGATGTTTATTGAACCATTTCAATTAAAATATTTTAAAAAATATCAAGATGTACCAGAACCCAAATATGCAACCGAAGGTTCGGCTTGTTTTGATATTGCTGCATATTTAAATGACATTAAGATTGTTAGGAAAAATGGAGCAAATGAGGAAATTAGTAATAATTTTGTTTCATTAGAACAAGGAGATATTGCATTAATACCTACAGGTTTAATTTTTGATATTCCCGCCGGCTTTTCTGTAAGATTACACCCTAGGTCGGGTTTAGCATCGAGTGGCATAACTTTAGCCAATTGTGAAGGTATTATTGATTCTGATTATGTCGATGAGGTAATGGTGGCTTTAATTAATCATAGTAAACATCCTACCGTTATTTCTCATGGGCAAAGAATTGCACAAGGTGAACTGGTTGGTATTACTAAATTTCCAATTAATGAAATAAGTACACCACCGGTCCGCACAACAAGGAATGGTGGCTTTGGTTCAACGGGTAAGTAAATGTCAAAAATGAAAATCTCCGAAAATGGTATAAATTTAATCAAAAAATTCGAATCTCTTAGATTACATGCATATCTAGATTTGGGTGATAGTGGGATTGCAACTATTGGATATGGTACAACTTTTATCGATGGTCGCCCTGTGGTTATGGGAATGGTAATTACGGAGCTTCAGGCGAACGAATATTTAATGAAAGATATTTTAAAATTTGAAAATTCAGTAAATAAATTGATAAGTGTTGAAATTTCTCAAAAAATGTTTGACGCATTAGTATCGTTTGTGTATAATGTGGGTACTAGTAATTTTGAAAAATCAACTTTGTTGAAATGTATAAACAAAGGTCAATTTGATTTAGCATCTGCCGAGTTTGAAAAGTGGAATAAATCTCAAGGGAAAATCCTAAAGGGACTCATTAGAAGAAGAACTGAAGAGGCTAAATTATTTTCTGAAGGAATTTCGGAAATAAAAAATATTGAAGAAGTATCTCTTGATTTTGAAGAAATTGAAAAGTTGTCTAAAAACGAAAAGGAATAAAATGTCAGATATATTATGTATGAGATTAATTACGGGTGAGGATATTATTGCAAATGTTACAAATACTGATGGTGTTATTTGTGCTGAACATCCTATAGTAATTATTACTAGACAATCTCAAACCGGTGAATTAAATTTAATGATTGCACCGTTGATTGCAATTAAACCTGATAGTAAAATATTTTTAGATCCAAGTTCCATAGTTTATACATATTCAGCTCCTACTGATTTGGAGTCAAAGTATAGGGAAATTACAACGGGACTAATAACCTCCAGTGGTTTAATTACCGGATAATGTAAAATATTCTATACATTACTTGATTTAATGTAAATTATAATGTACATTAAGTTCACCCGTTTATCATTTTTTATTAACTTATGTCACAATTTTATACTCATTTTACCACTAAAGGCAATAACATCTTATATATCGGAAGGGAGAATGGAAGAAAATTTATAAGAAAGGTTCCATATAAGCCAAGTCTATTCATAGAATCAAAATCACCAACAAAATATATAAGTCATGATCAAACTAAATGGTTAAGTAGAATTAAGTTTGATTCAATATCAGATGCCAGGGAGTATATAAAATTATACGATGGTATTGATGGTCATGAAATATATGGCATGAGGAATTTTGAATATGCATTCATCTCAGATCAATATCCAAATGATATTGATTATGATTTATCTTTTGTTAAGATTTTATATTTTGATATTGAAACCAAGTGCGAATCTGGGTTTCCCAGCATGGAAACATTTGATCAACCTGTAATTGCAATTACTTGCCAAGTTGGCTCAAAATATACAGTATTCGGTCTAGGTGATTTTACTAATAACTCATCCGACAATATTACATATATTAAATGTGGTTCTGAATCGGAACTTTTAATAAAATTTGTGGACTATATTAAAGTTGAATCGCCTGATATTTTATCTGGCTATAATATTGCATTTTTTGATATACCATATTTAATTGGTAGAATGGATCGAGTTATTGAACGTGATTATGCAAAGCGAATATCTCCTTGGCATGATATGCGAAGTAGGGTTATGACCATAAACCAAAAGACATATACAGTATATGATTTTTTAGGTTTGGTGACATTAGATTATATGGAAGTTTATAAAAAGTTTTCCTCAGGTAGACCGGAAAATTATAAATTAGATACCCTAGCCAAAGAAGAATTGGGTGAATCCAAAGTTCAATTTGATGGAAATTTGAGAACACTATACACAACCGATTGGCAAAAATTTATAGAATATAACATCCATGACGTTAGAATTGTTTCAAGATTAGAGGAAAAATTAAAATTGATAGAAATGATTCTAACTATTGCTTTTGATGCAAAGGTTAATTTTATGGATGTATTTAAGCAAGTTAGATTGTGGGATATTATTATTTTCAATCACCTAAAGAAAATCAAAGGAGTCATTCCTCCTAAATCTGAATCAGATAAGGATGTTCAATATGCGGGTGCTGCTGTTAAAGATCCTATAGTAGGAAAACATAATTGGTTGGTTTCCTTTGATGTAAATTCTCTATATCCAATGTTGATAGTTCAATATAATATTTCTCCTGAAAAATTAATAAAATCTAAAAGGATTGATTTAAACGTAGATGAGCTATTGAGTAATAGTCTTGAGTTGGAATATTTAAAAAACGATAATTTAAGTTTATGTGCTAATGGTCATTTTTTTAATAGAGATTCCCAAGGATTTTTGCCAAATATAATGGAAAGAATGTACGAGGATAGAAAAAAATATAAGAATGAAATGTCAAAATATAAATCTGAATTGGAACAAGTGAAAAAAGAATTAAAATCTAGAGGTATTGACATTTAAGTTCAATTGCACTATATTGATATTATGAATTTTTATGGAGTAAAACATGAATCGATTTATTAATGAATATACTACTGTAACATTAGATGAAATATTTTCTTTAGGAAAGGGCGATGCTACTATAAAATCTTTATTATTATCAAAATTTGTTAGTGATGAAAATTTGCATTCTTGGGGTGATGATTTTTATTATGAAGTAAGTGGAATTTCTCCAGATAAGAATATTTTATTATATGTTTGTGGCACAATTGCTTTAATTAAGGTTCCAATTAAAAAACACAACATTAAATCAAAAGCCCCCAAGGTAAACGATAAGCAAAAGCCAAAGTCAACTGCCCCCAAAAAGAAAGATACAAAGGGCAAACAAAATAGTAAAAATACTAATAAGGGAAAGAGCAAAGGAAAATAATTATGAAAAAATATGAAACTATCAATTCTTCGGTGTCCGTTACTTTAGAGCAATTGGTTATCTTTGGAATGAGTGAGAATCCTTATGCAGAGTTGTGTAAACATTTAATTGCAATATCATGTAAAGATGATGCCGGGTATTTTCATACCAATGAAACTGTTATTCGTATATCGGGTGTACAAAATGGCAATTTGGTGTTTGATGTAAATGGGCTACAAAAAGTTATTGAAGAACCCCCTTTACTTCCAGTTGAAGTTGAGTTAGAATCTAGATGGAAGGGATTAAATTCTAAGGTGCCAACACAAATTTTTTCAAATGATGAATTGCTATCTGTTACAAAAAAGATCAGTCATAAGGATGACTTGAATCCTAAGAGAAGGGGAATTTTAACGCAAATTTTAGGATTAATCAACCCGTTTAGATCTAAGTAAAATATGGAAAATTACTCAAAATTGAGCACAGATGCACTTTTAGAAAAAAAGAAAAATCTAGAAAGATTGGTATCTAAGTATTCAAATATGCAAAATGGAAAAAAGGTACAATTAAATTCTGCATATGGGGCCTTAGGTAATGCTTATTTTAGATATTTTGATGTGCGATTGGCTGAGGCTGTGACCCTATCAGGTCAATTAGCGATTAAATGGGTTCAACGTGATTTAAATCTATATCTCAATAAATTATTAAATGCATCTGATAAAGATTTTATAGTCGCCTCCGATACAGATTCAGCATATATCACTTTAAATGAAGTTGTAAATAAAACTTTTGATAATCAAATAATAGATCAAGAAAAAATAGTAGAGTTTATTGATGTGTTTTGTGTTGAGGGGCTACAAAAAGTAATAAACAATTCATTTAACTCTTTATATGAATATACTAATGGGTTTTTGCCTAGATTAGAAATGAAACGTGAATGCATTGCAAATACTGGAATATGGATAGCAAAGAAAAGATATGTAATAAGTGCATTAGATGTTGAGGGTATTAGGTATAGTGCTCCAGTAATTAAGGCCACTGGTCTTGATGTTGTAAAAAGTTCAACTCCTGCTTTCATTAAAATATATCTGAATGAGGCATTAAAAATACTTTTGCAGGGCAAGGAATCTGATTTACAAAAGCATATGAAAGCGGTTAAGAATATTTTCTTTGATGCCGATATAGATAATATTTCTTTTCCCAAGTCCGTATCTGGGGTTAAAAAATATTCAAATAGACAAACAATATATACTAAAAGCACCCCAATAAACTCTAGGGCTGCTATACTTTATAATTACCTTATCACCAAACATGGCTTGCAATCTAAATATGAACCCATAACCGAAGGCGAAAAAATAAAATATGTTTATCTAAAAGAACCAAATCCAATAGGAGAAAATGTTATTGGTTATATTGATAAATTGCCAGATGAATTTGGGTTATTAAAATATGTTGATTATGATTTGCAATTTAATAAAATATTCAAAAAACCCATAGAGGATATAGCAACTATTATTGGTTGGTCACTGGAGAAAAAAAGTACATTGTTTTAGTATTAGGTACAAACAAATGAATGACATGTTTAAAGACATTTTGAAAAGTTTAGGTAATGAATATGCTGCTCCTGCATCCCAGGGGACGTATGCTGATATAGACCAATTTATTGATACTGGTAGTTATGCACTCAATGCACTGTTTAGTGGTAATATATTTGGTGGATTTCCATCAAATAAAATTACAGCCTTAGCTGGAGAAACCACAACAGGCAAAACCTTTTTTATGTTATCTATTGTAAAGCACTATTTGGAAATGAACCCTAGTGCTATTGTTGTGATTTTTGAAAGTGAAGGTGCTATTACTAAGGATATGTTGACATCTAGAAATATTGATGTAAATCGTATTTTAATGGTACCAGTGGAAACAATACAACAATTCAAATCACAATGTTTACGTTTGGTTGATAATTATCTTGAAGAAAAGAAAAAAGAAAAAAATGAACAAAGAAAGATGATGATTTGTTTAGATAGTTTGGGGATGTTATCTACAACAAAAGAAGTTTCTGATACGGAAAGTGGAAGTGATAAAAAAGACATGACTCGTCAATCCGAAATTCGTGCTGCATTCCGCGTTTTAACATTGAAATTAAGTAAAGCAGGTATACCAATGATATTAACAAATCATGTATATCAAAATGTTGGTCAAATGTACGGACCAAAGAATACAGTATCTGGTGGTGGTGGGTTATTGTATGCCTCTAACAATATAATTATGCTATCAAAAAGCAAAGAAAAGGATTCAGATGGCTTGCAAATTGGGGTAAAAATTAAATGTACTGCATTTAAATCAAGATTGACAAAAGAGGGTTCCGTTGTTGATGTGTTATTAAATTTTCAGACAGGTTTAGATCGTTATTATGGTTTGTTTGATATTGCAATAGAATCGGGCACATTCGAAAAGATATCAACCAGAGTCAAATTGCCTGATGGTACAACTTGTTTTGAGAAGAATATTAAGGAGGATCCTAAAAAATATTTTACTGAAGAAGTTTTACAAAAACTCAATCAATATATACAATCAAATATGGTATATGGTGGTGTGCCTGTTGAGACATTTATTGATGATATTTTAGATAACTAGAATTTTTTTGGAATGAAGTTGTGGAGAATAAAAAGTACCAAATATTAGACCATAATGGAAGTGGTATAAAAGTATTCATATTGTCAGGAGAATGGCAAGGTGTTACTATATTATTTGATAACTTCAATAAAAATGGTGATAAGGGAACATATACATATGAATTTTTTGGTTTACCCTCTAATAAACTACATTTATTAAATTCTTACTTGAATGAAGAACAAGAATCATCTATACTATTTACTATAAGAGAAATTGCATCCGGTTTATTTCAAATATTAGCATCACATGAATGATAGAATTGAGATTTTAATACTAAAGGGGCTTATACATGATGAAGAGTATTGTAGAAAGGTTTTGCCTTTTATAAAAGAAGAATATTTTGATAATTTTTCATATCTGTGTATTTTTAAGTTAGTATCAAATTTTATTAATAAACACAATGCACTCCCCACAATAGAGGCGATATCTATTATGGCTTCTGAGGAGGCCCTGAATAGTGAACAATATAAGACTATACAAGAATTGATTATTACATTATCCGTTTATGATAAGCAATCATTAGATTGGTTTGTCGATCAAACTGAAAAGTTCTGTAAAGATAGATCAATCATAAATGCATTCAAAACTGGTATTAGTATTATTGATGGCAAAGATAAGACAAGAAATATCAGTATACTTCCAGATTTAATGAAAGATGCCTTATCCGTATCATTTGATACTTCTGTTGGACACTCTTATGTTGATGATGCTGAGTCTAGATTTGATTTTTATCATTCTAAAGTTGAGCAATTGCCATTCGACATTGAAATTTTGAATAAGATTACAAATGGTGGTGTTCCAAAGAAATCACTCAATTTGGTTATGGCCGGTTGTGTACATCCTGATACTAAAGTTAAGATTAGGATTAGGAGATGTAATGCCAATTAGATTTTTTTGATTTACATCTATATATAACTGCTCCGGGTGTTATTAAGTTTTTTTCTGCCGCCTCATGTATTGAATTATAAGTAATTATGCCATCGGATACCATTTTCCTTCTAGGAGATGGTTTTCCTTTTTTGCCCAGGTGTGGTTTTATTGGTGAACCCAGAACATATCCTTCTTTTTTATATTTTTCAACGTCTTCTATTTTTGCTCTAATGAAAGTATTTGAACCTGGTATATGCATACATTTTTTTCCTTTATGGGCCTTTCCTCCCATACTACCTCTAATTAATCTTCCTTCCTTTGTTGTCCAAAAATGCCAAGGATTATTTTTAGATTTTATAGAGGCCTTTCCACCAATTGATGCATACATCTTTGTATTTTTTGGATTAAATATCCCAACTTTAGTTTCCATTTGAGTTTTAATGCCCTTTAATTTCCATAATTTTTTTGTTTCAGTATCAACACCATGCATTCCTATTTTATTATCAAAACAAAATTTTCCAATCTTTTTTCTATACTCTCTGGATAATTTCCCTCCTAACATTTTCATTGCTCTAAGATCATTTACGTTATTATGTATTTTCCATAATAAAAAGTGTGCTAATATGTGTTCTTTTATGGTTAAATATGCAATGTTGTCTTCTTCATTTGTTCCATTCATATGTTTTGGTATGATGTGATGATTATGATATATTTCTCCAATAATACTAAAATTTCGTTGACTACCCATCTCACATATAGTATGATAAACTTTAGAATATATTTGTTTCATATTTATTACCGGTCCCTGCCAATATAACGTTAATTTTTATTTATAGTTTTTTTATGCTTAATGAGAGCTGGATAGAAAAAGAAGTAGCATTTAAAGAAATTGATAGTTTATTACAAGCCGGATATGAAGTTGAAATTGATTCACCTGATGGGTTTGTTGGTGTGAATTGCTTTGTCGATAAAGGTGAGTGGGTTGAATATAAATTGACACTCTCCGATCATAGAGAAGTCTCGGTTAATGAGAACCACTTATTTGAAACGATAAATGGTTGGGAATTTGCTAAAGACTTATGTGATGGGGAACATACATTCTTAACAAACACCGGTTATGTGGTTGGTAAAGTTAATAAAAGTGGAAATATAATACCTATAGTTGATATTAATGTTAATCATAAAAATCATAGATATTACGCCAATGGAATCTCATCCCACAATACTGCTGTAGGTAAATCTACATTTTTATCTCATTTGGCTTGTTCATATTTTATGCAAGGTTATAATGTATTCTATGGTACATTTGAAATGTCAAGGGAAAGAACGGCAGCCAGATTTGATGCCAATTTGTTAAATATACCAATAAATGATCTTAATGATTTACCTAAGTCGTCATTTGACAACGCCATGAAAAAAATTATGCTAAAGACTCCAGGTAAACTTATTGTAGAAGAATATCCAACATCTTCGGTTAATATGCTTCATGTTGCACACACTTTAGATGAATTGCAATTAAAGAGAAATTTTATCCCTGATGTAATTATATTGGATTATCTTAATATAATATTAAGTCACCGCATAAAAGTATCAAATAGTGGTACATATGCTTATATTAAATATGTTGCAGAAGAAATGAGAGCCATGGCAGTATTAAGAAATGTTCCAATATGGACTGCCACGCAATTAAATAGAGAAGGATTTAGATCATCTGATGTTGGTTTAGAAAATACATCAGAAAGTTTTGGTATACCAGTGACGGCTGATTTAATGGTTGCATTGATTTCTACAGAAGAATTAGAAGCACAAAATCAAATTTTACTAAAACAATTAAAAAATAGGTATAATGATTCGGCTAAAGATAGAAGGATAATATTAGGAATAGATAGGCCTAGAATGAGATTTTATGAAGTTTCGGAAGCCGCACAAAATCAAATTAATCAAGATGTAAGTGATTTGATGAAGAGTGAAAATAGCAATAATATGATTCCTATGAGTTCAAATAAATTCTCTGATTTTAACTTTTCTTAATATGGATTTTCCAAACAAACAGTATGGCATAATTTATGCAGACCCGCCTTGGTCTTATAGGGATAAGTGTTCAGCCGGAAATCGAGGTGCATGTTTCAAATATGATCTAATGTCTGATAAAGATATATATGCCCTGCCGGTTCAACAAATATCATCAAACAATTGCGTATTATTTTTATGGGTTACGATGCCAAAATTGGCCGAAGGGTTGAATACCATAAAAAATTGGGGATTTGAATATAAAACTTGTGCATTTACTTGGGTTAAACTCAACAAGAAATCAAACACAAAGTTTATGGGTATGGGAAATTGGACCCGCTCTAATAGTGAATTGTGCTTATTAGGCGTAAGGGGTAAACCAAAAAGAGTATCCGCATCTGTGCGTCAAATTATAGAAAGTCCAATAGAGACCCATAGTAAAAAACCAG